ATTACTAATAATCTGGCATATATAGATTTTGATTATGTAACTGGAGATAAATCTAAGATCGGTAATTATTCTCTAGATATTGCGAATATTGAAAAGATTGGTATTGTAGAACCTACTTCAGATACGAACTTAAAAGTTGGTGACAAAGTTAAATATATCGGTAGATCAGTTGAAGTAAAAGATTGGACAGGGACAATAGAAAGTTTTTCAACTTCTGGCTTTGGTAAGCTTAAAGCAACAATGAAATGGGACAAAAAAGGTGGAGAACACATTACGCCATTCTTAAAGAATTTAGAGAAAATTGGAAAAGATACAGGACCAACACAGCAATATACTGAGCTTTGGGATCTAAAGATTGGAGATATTGTTGAATATACAGGAAGTAAATTAAAAAAGAGTTTGGGTGGTGTTAAAGGTAAAATAGTTGGAAAGAAGACTAAATTAAACTTCAAAATAAAATGGGAGAATGGCAAGCGTGGCTCATTCTATTATAAGTTCTTAAAAAAAGTAGGCGTTGAAACAATTGCTGATATACTTGCAGAACCACCAGAAGATATATCTAAACCCGACACTGATATTAAAGTTGGTGATATTGTAAAATACATTGGTTCTCAAAATGCAAGCAAAAAAGGCAAAATAGGAAAAGTAATAAGTGATGAAGGTTCTGGCTTAGATGGAAAAGCATTTAAAGTAAAATTCGAAGATGGCAGCAATGATTTTACAGCTTATGCTAAAAATTTAGAGAAAATTGCTGATAAAAAATCTTCTGATTTTAAAGATATTAAAGTTGGTGATATTGTGAAGTATATGGGAACAAGTTCACCAGAAGTAAAAGGATTAACTGGCGTAGTTACATCAATTGATGGTGGACAAGTATTTGTTGATTGGGAAGGATATAAAGAATTTGGCGTATTTATGGATAATCTTGAGAAGATAACGTCAACTGCTCCAGACAAAGTAAAACAATATCCAGCTAAACAATTAAAGGTTGGCGATAAGATATTGAAAACATTTTCTGGTGGAGCTTTTGATAAAGATATAAAGGGAACAGTTATTGAAGTTGCTGAAGATATGAATGGCTTAGGAGCTACTGCAAAAATTAAATGGGCAAATGATACTGAAACAATCATAGACCAAGATGGTGATTATGAGATTCTAGGTGATGATAAGATCGTACTTAAGTCAAAAACGCCAACACCGATTGGAGATATTGTTCTTGTTAAGAAAGCAGGTGGAAGTCATTGGGTATCTGAGATGCATGAAACAATTGGAAAATTTTATACAGTTGATGATAACGATTCATCTACAGATAGTGTGCAATTAAGCAATGGATACTGGTATGATAAAGATGTAGTTATGAAATTTCCTTTTGAAGATGAGCTTAAAGCATTAGACAAAGAAGGCAAAATTAAATGGACAGATGTTCCTAAAGGAATCACCCCTAAAGGGTTTTTTATAATTCAAGGTGACATAATAACAAGCTCAAATGGTGGTATATATGTTGTGGTGAAAGTAGAAGAAAAGCCAGCAGCCGGAACTAAAGAAGCTTATACTCGATACTGGATATCAAGCCCAACAAAAGATATTAAAGCTATGAATCAGGCTGGATCTGATGGTGGGTCTCTTTCATATGTAAAGGATTCTGCTATAAGGAAAGTGGGGAAACTAATATAATGTCTAAACTTATGAATATGAAAAAATATTTAGTGGCATATCAGGGCGATGGCTACGGCGGTGCACGCAAATTTCGTGTTTATGACGAAGCATTCCGCAACTATGGCACTACCTTAAAAACCTGGCTTGAAGATATTACAGTGCCTAGAAATGATAAAGAAGTTCAAGTAGTAGTTATGTTTGGCTATCCTGAATTTGCAACAGCATTAAGATCTGCTCGTGAACAACAAGTAAAACCAGAAGTAAACAGAGAACTTAATGAATATCTTGTAGATCTTAGAGATGATAAAACAAGAGTTCCTATTATTTCTTTCTATCCATCTAATATAACATATGATCAAACTAGAGAACTTCCTGGTGAAGTATTTTATAAAGGAAAATTTGTAGATGCTTCTAAGAAAGACATTATAATATTAAATAAAGAAGTGCCATTTCTTGTTCAATGGACTCTTTCAATTTGGACAAAGTATAAATCAGACATGGGATATGTAAGACAACAATTACTTAATAGATTTAATCCTAATGTAGTTTTCTTAGTCGATGATCAGGAAATACCGTGCAGATTAGACTCTATCACAGATACAAGCGTATTAGAATCTAAAGATGGAACTGCACAATTAGTAAGAAATGAAGTTGTTATTTCTATGGATACTTGGATAAAAAGAGATCCTGCTTCTGTAAGAACAGTGATAAAAGAAAAAGTGGTGTTTTATGAAGAAGCATATGTTGGTGATAGTCCAATTAGTATACTAAACCAATTGAATAGGGCTTAAGGAAAAATAAATGAATAATTATGGATATATTTATAAAACTAGTTGTGCTGCTGTAAATAATCATATCATACGTGGTAATAATCTAAATACATTAAATAAGAGGAGATAAAAATGGGAAAAGTTAAGATTGTAAATCTTAGGTTACAGCTTATAAATCTTTTAATAAAAGAAAATAATACAAATAAGACAGTACAGTTACTTTCTAAGCAAGACATAATAATTGATACCTCAGCAATAACTGATCAGATTAATAGGCTTAGAGATCTTAATATGATTTCTGTACTGCCATACACTGAAGTAGTCATAGTGTGAGGATAAACAAATGAGTGGACCTTTTATAAGTAGTCAAGATATCCTAGTTTATATATTACAACAGGTTGAACAGAATAAATGGGATGATGCACAATTTGCCGCAGTACTTGCTGGCTTTAGTGGCGTCAGTGGATATAGTTTAATATCAGGATATTCTGGAGTATCTGGGTATATTGGGCCTATAGGATATTCTGGCTACTCTGGCCATTCAGGAATCAGCGGGTATTTAGGATGGAGCGGTATATCTGGCTACTCTAGTTTGTCAGGCTACTCTGGAATATCAGGCTACAGTAGTGAGTCAGGTTATAGTGGTTTTTCTGGCACTAGTGGATATAGTGGCATAGGTTTATCAGGTTACTCAGGTGATTCTGGTTATTCTGGCTATAGTTCAGATTCTGGTTATTCAGGAATAAGTGGTTATAGTTCAGATAGTGGCTACTCAGGAATATCTGGCTACTCAGGAATATCTGGCTACTCTGGAGATTCAGGCTACTCTGGAATATCAGGTTACTCTGGAATATCAGGTTACTCTGGAATATCAGGTTACAGTTCAGATTCAGGATATTCTGGAATATCTGGTTACTCATCAGATGTAGTAGGCCCAGATGGATTATCTGGCTACTCTGGTATTTCTGGTTATTCAAGTGGAGTAGCTGGAGATAGCGGTTATTCTGGTATTTCAGGTTATTCATCTGATTCTGGCTACTCTGGTATTTCTGGTTATAGTTCAGATTCTGGCTATTCTGGTATTTCTGGTTATAGTTCTGATAGTGGCTACTCTGGTATCTCTGGTTACTCTGGAATATCTGGTTACTCTGGAATATCAGGATATAGCGGAATCTCTGGCTACTCTGGAATATCAGGTTACTCTGGAATATCAGGTTACTCTGGAATATCAGGTTACTCTTCATATTCTGGAATATCTGGCTATTCAGGAATTAGCGGTTTTTCTGGAATAAGCGGTTTTTCTGGAATAAGCGGTTATTCAGGTATTTCTGGATTCTCCGCTATTAGTGGTTATTCAGGATTGATTGGTTATTCTGGAACAAGCGGGGCAAGCGGTTACTCTGGACATAGTGGTTATTCTGGAATTAGTGGACATAGCGGATATAAAGGTGATGTTGGATATTCTGGAGCAAGCGGCATATCTGGCTACTCTGGAATTAATGGAATAAATGGAGCATCAGGATATTCTGGTATGGGTTCTTCAGGTTATTCTGGTAAAAGCGGATATAGTGGAATATCTGGTTATTCATCAGATAGTGGTTATTCAGGAATATCAGGGTACAGTGGTAGAGTTGGATTAACTGGTTATTCTGGAGCTGTAGGAATAAGTGGATATTCAGGAATCACACTTTTATCAGGCTATTCTGGAATATCAGGTTTTTCTTCTAGTGCAGGAATTGGTTCCTCAGGTTACTCTGGAATATCTGGCTACTCTGGAATATCAGGTTACTCATCACCTGGAACAAGTGGCTATTCAGGAATCTCAGGCTACTCTGGAATATCAGGTTACTCATCACCTGGAACAAGTGGCTATTCAGGAATCTCAGGCTACTCTGGAATTTCAGGCTACTCTGGAATATCAGGCTACTCATCAGATTCTGGCTACTCTGGAATATCAGGCTACTCAGGTTATTCATCTGATAGTGGTTACTCTGGAACATCTGGATACAGTGGAATCTCAGGCTATTCTGGAATCTCAGGTTATAGTGGAGTAAATCCCAATCTGACAGGCGATGTTACTTCAGTTGGTAATGCTACTACTTTGGTTAAATGGGATACTGGGAATGTATGGTACTTACCAGTTGATGTAACTACTTCTGCAGAGACAGCTATTAACGCTGCCATTACCGCAGCTACAAATGGAGATGTTATTGAACTTGCAGCTGCTCCCTATACAATAGACGGTTCTATATTGTTGAATAAGAATGTTTTATTGAAAGGACAAGGTATAAGTAAAACTACAATATCCAGTACATCTGACAATGTTGACATGATTGTTATGTCTTATGATGGTGCAGAAATATCTGATATGTATGTAACTAGAAATGTCACAAACGTAGCTACAAACGACAAGTACATGATTCTTTCAGATGCTTCTGGCTGTTGGGCAACTAATGTAAATTTAGATGATACTTCAACCGGTGAAGATGACAAGGGCCTGATAATGGTAGGTGCTACAGGGGCTATTCCTTTCTCACATAGCATACATTTGAAAAATTGTAGTCTTAATAGGTCTCAGGGAAATCTAGGTTACTGCATTGCTCTTGATTCAAGGGCTAATAATTCACGCGTTCGTGCTGAAAATTGTAGTATATACATAGGATGCACAGATAGTCCTACCCTTGGAAATACTGCTGTAATGACATCAGCGAGCGGCGGTTTAATATATATTTTTGGTGGTGGCTATATCTCATCTGATTCTAATACTGCTACAGGAACTGTAGTTGCAAGTAATGGACGTATACACATAAATGATACTGAAATTAGTAATAATGGCTTTGCTGGTTCGTATGAATTACTACAATCTGGAACAGGTGTTATCACGGTTATATGTTCTGATTTGTATAATAACTTAATATCAGGTGCCATTATCTATGAAGATACGCTTTATACAAATAATGTATCGATAAATGGAGCTTATACATTCCCTACTACAGCTGGAACAAGTGGTTATTATCTGCAATCAGCAGGAACTAGTTTAGCAGCTGTCTGGGTATCTAATTTAGGAGCTTCTGGATATAGTGGAATATCTGGTTATTCTGGCATCTCAGGCTACTCTGGAATATCTGGCTACTCTGGAATATCTGGCTACTCTGGAGGTAATGGTTTTGATGGCTCATTAAGCACTATAGTTCTAGCTAATGGTACTTCTGCAAATTTCTATGTTGTAAATGGTATGATTACTGCAATCAGCGGTTACGCATAAACATAGAACTAGAAAGATTTGATTAAAGGGGCTGAGTTAGTATCAGTCCCTTTATTTTTTACTAAATAGATTATACTGACATACACGCATAAGATACTCCTGATAGCTAAAAAGAACATAGCTATTTAAAATAAAGAGATAAAAATGAAAACGAATACAAATTCAGGAGGAATAAAAAATGGGAGTTTATTTAAGTCCAGGTGTTTATACTGTAGAAATTGACGTTTCACAATATCCAAGTTCTGTATCAACCGCTATCTGCGGCATGGTAGGTACTGCAGTAAATGGTCCGGTTAATACTCCGACCTATATTACTAATCCACAACAATTTTTAAATACTTTTGGCAATCCAACACCAACAAGTTATTTGGGATATGCTGCTTTAGCATATTTAGAGAAAGGAAATCAGCTTTATATTACAAGAGTTGGGGCTACAGTTGGCAGTGATGCATTAGCAAAGGCTACAAAAATGGTAGTTGGTGGTACACAATCAATAGAAACAGCTGCAACACCAGGGTTGTATACATTGACTGGCCAAGATAGCTTCGGCATCATAGTAAATGGCACTGGGCTGCAGACAATTTATTGGAATAGTGGTGGTGGATCTGCAACAGATTTAGCAACTACAATTAATCAACAAGTTAATGGTCTTACTCTTACTGCATCAGATATAGCTGGCTGTCTATCACTTCAATCTAATGCTGTTGGTGCACTTTCAACTCTAGAAATTTCAAGAATAGATAATAGTGATTTCAGCTTTCCTAATATTACTCCGGCTATAATAACAGGAACAATATTAGAAAATTATGTAATTACAAATACTAATAAATATATGAGTGTTAAGATAAATGGCGGAGTAGAAGTTCTTGTTACTCTTACTATTGGAACTCGTACAGCAGCACAAGTAGCAACAGATATAACAAATGCACTTTCACCTTATGCAACGGCAGCTGGTGTTGGTGGAGTTGTTGTTATAACTTCTGTTGAATCTGGTTCTGGTACTTCGCTAGAACTTCAAAGCACTTATGCTGGAATAATTTTATCTAATACAGCATATTCAACTCTTGGTTTCTTCCCAATAAGCAGTGGAATAGGAAGTGTTTCTGGAACATCAACAATCCCCGCTGGTGTTGATAATGTAACTCAGATATTACGAGTTGATGCTATCTATGAAGGTACTTGGGCAAGTTCAGCTGATAATGATTTACAACGGGTATATTTCAGCATACAAAATAATTCAGATACTTTAACATTCAATCTTAATGTTTATTATGGTGGTATGCAGGTTGAAGGTTATCAACTTTTAACTAGAGGCGCTGCAAATGTCGCTGACGCAAATTATATTGAAAAGATAGTTAATGTGCAATCTCAATATATAAGAATAGCTGATCAAACATCAAATGCTGGAGCACCACACAATGTAAATCCGTATACAACTGCTGGTTTATTAGCTGGTGGTAAAAATGGTATATTAGGAATTTCAGATGGTGATTACATTGGAGTTGCATGGAATCCTGCTACGGATGCTGCAACTGGTATTCAAACATTCTCAGATGCAGATAAGATTAACATTAATATTCTCTGCACTCCTGGTATATCTTCAACTGCTGTAATAACCGCTATGCTCGCACTTTGTACTGCACGCGCAGACTGTATGGCTATTATAGATCCTCCACTTGGTCTTACACCTCAGCAGGTAGTTGATTGGCATAATGGAAGAGGCAATGGTAGTACAACTTCTTTAAATTCAAGTTACGGAGCTCTATATTACGACTGGCTAGAGATATATGATAGTTATAATAAGGTAAACATATATGTTCCGCCATCAGGGTTCCTTGCTGGAGTATATGCTCTCAATGATTTTGTTGCTGAGCCATGGTTTGCTCCTGCTGGTTTGAATAGAGGAAGAATTCTTTCAGCAATAGGTACTAGATATTCACCTACTCTTGGTGAAAGAAACTTGCTTTATGGAGATGGCAATTCAATTAATCCAATTGTTAACTTTGTTCAGGATGGAATTACAGTATGGGGTCAAAGAACATTACAGAGGACCTCTACTGCTCTTGATAGAGTTAATGTAAGACGTTTAATGTTGTATTTGAGGAAAGTTGCAGCTAACTTCAGTAACTTCTTCGTATTTGAACCGAATGATCCAGATACTTGGAGAAGAGTTAGATATACGTTTAATTCTTTCCTGGCAGATGTTCAAAGCAGAAGAGGTATTACAGACTATAAGGTTATCTGTGATGAGACTATAAATACACCTGTAGTAGTTGATAGGAATGAGATGAAGGTTAGGATATTAATCAGACCTACTAAAGCTGCAGAATTTATAGTACTTGAGTTCGTAATTATGCCTCAAGGCGCAACATTAGAAACTGAAGCAATATTATAAAATACTGGTTATTATAAAAGAAAAGAGGAAGCCTAATAAGCTTCCTCTTTTTTATTTGAAGATTATCCAGACTATAGTAATTGAAATTATTGCCATTATAATGTCTTGAATAACAAGAGTTAAATTAGGTCCTATTTCTATCATTATATTCCTTTGCACATTTATCACATAATGTTATTATCCAATCTTTAGTCTGTGTTACATTTGAATTAGATCCACATTTCTCGCATACAAATGCTGACAAATATTCTGCAAATCTTATCATGCCTTTTTGCGTATGATAATGTTCATTTTCTTGGTACCGTTCTTTACAGAACTTATACATCATATTTCGCAAAAAATTGTATAAATATTTTTTTATTATAGCTTTAAAAGTATAATGTTTTTCTTTTTTATAAACTCCAGATGTGTAGAATCTCAGAGTTCCATATTTTTCCTTAACTTGTGATGCTGTAATTTCGGGATACCCGTTTTCATCTATATCCCATTGTATTAAACCACACAACATGTCAATAAGATTGTACCAGCCATCATCACACTCGAATCCCCAGCACATTGCTGTTTCTGTACACGGTAATTTATGTTGTACAAATATTTTTGGATACTTCTTATAAAGTTTATCTTGTAATTTTTTATCCATTATTTATCCTCCGCTAAATTTCAAAGTGCTTCACTTAATTAATAGCAATTCCTTTTATTATATTTAATAAAAAAGGAGAGCTTATAAGGCTCTCCTTTAATATATTTTGCTGTTTATACTTACTTATCGTCTACTGCTACTGTGTACATCCCAGTAGACTTACCCATATTGAATAACGCCTTATCTGGAAGAACGGAAACTCCTTGCAGCATTCCCTTAAGTTTATCTGCCTGCAGTCCTGCTATTTCAACAGCCGCTCTTCTAGCGCCTGCTTCGCCGGCATACATAGCATCTCTCTTAAGTTGTTCTACTTGAGCTTCAGCTTGCCCTTTTGCAAGAATACCAGAGGCTAGAGCAAGGTTAGCATCTCTCAAGCCCTCTGCTTCAAGAGTTTGTTTCTGCTTTTTTGCTTGGGCTTGAAGTATTTCTTTCTCATTATCAGCTTCAGCTGTCTTTACAGTCTGAATCTTTCTTGCCTCAGAATCCTGTCTAACCTTTTCAACATTAGCTTGAGTTTCTGCAAACATTCTCTTTGCAGCTTCCTGTGCAGCAATTGTCTGTTCCTTAATCTTCAAAGTTTCTTGTTGAGCTAATACTTTGGCAGCTATTTCAGATTCATATTTAGGATCTAGGTGAACACTATAGACTATAATATTCTCTACGAATATACCTCGTTCTCTTAAAACATCGGTATTTTTAAATTCAGTCTCTAATGTTTGGACGAAATCTACGAATCCTTGACCAGAGTATATTGACAATGCTGTATGCGGTCTGGCTACTTTATTTACGATCTCAACGATAGTCCTCTTTAATATGACATTCTCATAAGTCTCTCTTAAACCTTCCTTATGAAGAGTCACCAATTTATGTGGTGCAAGTACAGGAAGACCATCTTTGTCAGTATCATAGCCTATACGATAGTTCATAGAGATAGCGATCCATGCTTTCTGACCACCATTTTCTCCGCAATTTACTTCTATTCTATCGTATTCAGCATCTTTAGTTTCGTCTTTTGTATTAAATGTTACCTTCTGTGTTCCGATATCATACTTGTAGATATCAGTTGTCCATCCGCAATACACTTTTGTTCCTGATGTCCATACTTCATTCATAACGCCCTGAAACAGATCTTGTCTTACTACTGCTTCATTACCTTCGATCTTTACGAATGATACTGTGTGAAGCAAGGTCCATAGGGCGATAATTCCAAAAACTACAATAATCGCCATTTTAGCTATAAATGGTCCGGGATTCTTAGCAATGTCATCGAGCGTTTGCTTTGCCATTTTTAACTCTCCTTGTTTATTTTATGAAGCTCTTCTAATTTCCGTTTAGCCACTTTTAACTTATCTGTATCCACGCTAGGAATTGATTTTGATAATTCAATTATATCATTGATATTATTTATCATTTCCTTAACGTTTTCTTTCCTTGCCTCCCTTCTTCCTATTTTGCGAATTTGTGACCATACAAACCACATTATTACTAAACTCGCTACTATAACTACTAATTCTCTAAATACTAGGACAAACATTTATTTCACCTCTTTTCTGTTTTGGTATAAAACTCTGCAGATTTCTACATCCTTTAGTGATGCATTGAGATAATTTTGGTTCTTTGATAAGCCTGTGCTTATCAGAATTGTAGCCACATTTCCAATAGAGGCAGCGATACAGGATTCGATTAGATTTTTTCTGGGATGGCATCGAGCGGTCTTTCAGATTTCTCTTCTTTTGCTTTTTGTAAAACCTTGAATGCTCTTAGAGTATTAATACGTCGGGCTGCCATATTATATATTTTTAAGAGCATTTGTTCATCTGTTTCTGAATTTATTTTAAATAAGATAGATACATCCATTATTTTACATTTTTACTTTTAGACCCAGCAGTTCGCTTTTTCGATTTTTTATTAAGTTCTTTTCTTTCTTTTTCATAAGCTTCCTTAAATTCTGGATCTTTTAATAGTTTCTTAAGATGAATATCTACATTTTCTATAACGCATTTAGATTTGGATCTTTTCGATATCATGTATTAATGCCTCCTTGTCAGTTTCCAATATTTTCATAAGATCAAATATTTTCTCTGACCATCCAGCGATTGCATGGACTTTCTTTTCAGGAAACATAAGGGTTCCATAGCTGTTAAGATCAAATGAGTATACATAGGGATCTGCATTAAATTTATTTTTATAAGCTTTAAAAACTTTTGACGGAGCACCAGGATTCATGAATGAGGAATCTTCCATCCATCCCTGCATGTCTGAAAGTATAATTATCCTATCATACTTCTTATCTATTTTTTCAAAAATTGAATGGAAGTTAGTGCCACCGCCAACATCTTCATCATCCATAATATTACCCATTAAAGTAAGCACACTATCTTGAGGATTAAGTGTCTTGTATTTAGCTTCGTTGGCAAATATCATAAAATCTGCATCGTCATTAGTTTTAGCAAGAACAGAAGCAAACATAGATCCAATTTCAATTGGTCTTCCATTCATAGAACCAGATACATCTAGGACTATCAAAGTCTTTCCATCAAATTTAGGAACATTAGATAATGCTATATCTGCAGCTTTGCTTATTGCTGCAATAACTTTGCGCGGAGGATTATCTAATTCTTTTATTTGTTTATATGCGGTAGAGAACCTAAAAGGAAGTACTAAGCTATTCTTTATAAGTTTTTCATCAGTTAACATGGTTATGGCATTGTCTATCATGTCTGGTGCCTGTTGAATAATGTTTCGTAGGTTTCTCAATAATGCAAAATAGCCTAGTTTTCTAGATTCAATAAGGTTAACCCATACATCTTTTTTAAGCTCTACTTTTTCTTCTTCTGTTTTAGCTTTCTGACCTGCTTCAGTAAGATCCTTTTCCCAAGTATCTTTTGCTTTAAGTGTTCCATTTATAAGATCACCTATTGCAAATCCATTCTTTTCAGTAGGGGTAGGATGAATAAGATTCACCAGATCAATCATAGACACTTCTTTATTCTCGCACTTATATTTACCTAGCTCATATGAATTAAACTTACCTATCGCTTTACGGAAGCCTTTCTTTAAGGAATTAGGTATAGGTCTATCTCCATAATTCTTCATATGATAAGCTATAATTTCTAGCATATCATCTGGTCTATAAACAATTTTATCAAAGAAGTTTTTAGTCCATTCCTCACCTTTAATATTTTTTGCTATCTCACCAGCAACTAGATGTGATACAGATCTCATACCGAATTTAGTTCTTGCATATATTGCTGCTTTGCCTACGAACTTCTTATCTGAAATATTATTGATAATATTTATTATTCTTCTAATAGATTCTTTAGAAGATTCGTAATACTTATCATCGAGAAAAGATGTCAATAGGGCGCTAATAAGTTCTAGCTTAGGAGATTCTGAGAAAGCATTTCCGCCAGCTAAATTTACTGTATCTGTTCCAGCCATTTTTTTAATAGCATTAAACTTTGACATCTGAACCTCCTTTTAAAGTAAGGGGAGAAAATTAGTCTGAGTGTCTTTCTAGCATGAAGTAGCTCAGACTTCACTCCCCCTTAAAACATGAGGAGAAAATTGAAAAGAGTTCGCTCAGGGTTTCCCCTGATTTTCCATTGAAGTATCTCTTTTCTCACTGCCTCAAAATAAAAAATGGAGAGAAAATTGTTAAGGGGATGTATATTTTTATTTTTTCCATCGAAATATAGCAAAACGATGTCGATATACCATTGTTCCGGTATATCATTCTTCGAGATAATATCCCCGAAGGGATACATGAAGTAACCCTTAACTCACTGCTCCAAATTTTCAAAGATATATATGATTAATAGCAAGAACTTCTTATTTTTTATACTTTAGTTTTAATTTTTTGCCACCTATTGTCTTAGTCGCTAATGGCCTTGTTTCTGTCTTATTAATTGGGAAGTCCCAATAATACTGACCAGTACTATCTATTTTAGTTTTAATATTACCACAATCCATGTTTGATTTTTTCACGATATAATCCTTCTTGTACTTGAGTTTCAATATTCCAACAAACTGCACAAAGACCATCTTTGTGAATTATTGGATGAGTGCACAATCTGCATTCTTTTGTTGTATTCCATATTAAAGGCAATGCTGGTACATAAAGATCTGAAGCCTTATCTGATTGCCAATATTCCTTAGTATCAAGATCCATTATAGTAAGTTTGCCTTCATATCCTCCACCAGTGTCTACGTCTATTACATCTGTTCCGATAATGGGCAATCCACTTCCAAAAACCCATGTCGAAGTATGTCCTACCCATACTTCTTTATATGGTGTAAGCTTTTGCTCTTTATTAGCCTTTAAGTTTTTCCAAGCAGCAGTAATAAGGTCTCTATCCCACATCATATCTTGAGCATGATTATCTTCAACTTTAGAACCTTCTCTGATGCCACCATGTACGAATAGTATGCCATTTTCTTCATACCAGAGATGTGACTTGTTCTTTAGGAAGTCTATATGTGTCGGTGGAATATCTAAATGATCCTCATATACATATGACTTTAACGTCATCCTGCCACCCTGCTTGACCCATAGCATATTGTCCATGCTATGTGTATCATCTTCCATCCAATCTAGAACCCACATATCATGATTGCCCATGATAAATATAAGATTCTTTACTTTAAGGAGTTCGTCGATAACCTGTTTTGTTTCATCCCAGCCATCACAGACATCTCCAATAACAATAAGTCGATCATTATCATAATCAAACTTTGATCGCTCAAAGCACTGGATCAGCGTCTTATGTCCTCCATGAATGTCCGCAATAACGAGTGTCCTCATTTCTCTCCTAATTTTTGTGCTATTTTAAGTAATCTTAAAGATTTAACAGTTTCTTTACCTTTATTTCGTTTCATTAATTGTCTTCGTTTTGCTAATGTCAAATCATTCAATTCCATCTTCTCTTCTAATGTATATTTCATTCGTATTCACCCCTTATCGGATTAGCTTTTAAATAATATTTATCTATATCAAAAAATATCTTTTTAGATTGACTTATTATTCTAACTCCGTCTTTTGGAACTTTTGTTATTTTTCTTGTGATAAGCCGAAAGTTGCCACTCCTATATTTATATCTTTGTAGTCTATTGATTAAATATTCTATATCTTTAGATATTTTCTTTGGCAGGTCAATAGGTATATTTAGATATCTTATATGATCGAAAGCTCCATCCACCGCTAGGCAAAATTCCATATAAGTCTTAGCTTCTAACATACGCTCTAAATGCATCATATAGAGAGCTAATGGGTATATAAAACCCTTGCCAAATTCTGATTTCATTTACGCCTCCCATCGAATATAATATCACCAGGTTTAACGCCAGCATCACCATATTTATGAAATCTTCTTCTATGTGCAGCTTCATCCTTAAAAACTATCAAATTTTTAATTTCGTCATTAAGTGTGTTTTACTTTAATTCTAGAAGGCCAAGCAGAATCGTAAGGCTCAAAGTGTATATCTTTTCTTCGCTTTAACTTTAATAACATCAATTACCCAATGCCCTGCATCGCTGTTATCACCGGCACTACTATCTTTTCCAAGATATAAAGTATCTCTTACTATACTCATATTAGCTGTTATTGCTCTGATAAAGTCTACCATAACTGTATCAGGCTCTAATCTGCTTATAGGATCAGATATATGTTTCTTTTTTGTTACTACTCTCCTACGCAGATTTTTAACGTAGTCAATTGTCTTATCTACGAACTCTTTTCCACCCCAATGATTAAATAATGCAACGCTTTCCTCACCATCATTGATAAATGATACTGATACTCTATTGCCCATGTTATCCTCCTATTGTTATTTTATACTCCACTTTTGTCGGCATATATTTAAATATGCGGATATTATCATTGCCTAAAACCTGATTCGTTTCAATGAATGTTCTTACTTCATCCTCTGTTTCATAACCACCGATTTGTCCAGTAGCTTTTACATAGACAAGATAGTTACTTACTTCTGCTGCATTTCTTGTTTTGCTGCCTCTGTATTCAGGATTCAATCTCCAAAGTCGTTGATGTAATCCAGTTGGTGTAATTTTACGACCAAATTCTTTCTTGAATTCATCACAGAGTTTCATGTCTCTTATTTTAGCTGCTGATATTTTACCATTTTTCAAACACTTCTTAACTGCTTCTTGCGACCATATTTTTTCTTGTTCTGTTAACATATGTTCCTCCTTCTTAGCTGCTGTAGACTCTTTCATTACTTCTTGATCAGTCTGGTCATCTCAATAAGACGAGGCTTATACTCTATTGAAAGAGTATTAAATCTATTGCCTCCGCTTATCTGCTTCAACTGCTTGTATATAGGAGTACCATTTATAATCGTACTAGTACCCATTCTCCATCTGCGCCGCGCTTCTCCTGCCAGATCTTCAGGTTTTGGATTGATTGTATAACCACGGGGTGTTGAATGAACATATTCATCTACCTTGCCATTCAGAAATTTTTCACGAACAGTGTGAACTAGTCCTGAAATTACTGCATTAGATCGACTTAGATCGTCAGATAATTCTTG